CCATTGGGCCAGCGGGAACGCGGAACGATAGAGTCGTTCTGCCAAGGATTGCTGATGAATGATTTTTCGGAAGGATCATCGACAATCCTCTGGCTTTCAGACTCCAAGAATTGATTAATATCTGTACATGCCATAATCTTAAGTGAGTTTAGTTGTTTTGCCTATTAGGCGGGTGTTGGAACGGGTTGCTTGTTTGAACGAAATAGATCGTAGCGGAATGCCACGACACTTGTTCTGCTTCCATTCTTGAGCCTGGAATGCCCCATTGCTGGGTTTGCCCCGTGTAGGGCGCTCAGTCACCATTTCACCTAGAGAGCCTCCTAGGAGCGTTGATACACGCTTTTTAGCTCATGGCGATGATGGCACCATAAGCTCAACAGTCAAGATTATTTTACTGAAATTATACAGAGTTAGGCATTTTATTTCTTTTCTCCCTATTCTCCCACCACCACAATGGTCGAAGGTTCTTGACGAATCCAAATCCATCTGCGATGTTTTCTCACGCACGAGGTTTTGTTTTCATGTGTCCCTAGTGCCAGACGCCGTGGCGAGTTGGTTGCTCCCACGGCGTTGCCCATTTCAATCCTATATGACAACACCATCCATCTACATCCGCATCGACCAACTGCCAGTCGGCTCAAACTCCCGCTTCGAGGCACAACTCGTTATTGGCGACGACGAAACAGGCCAAGTGGCAGGCTTCAAATCTCCCGTATTTGAGTCAGAAGACGAGCATGAGCCATTCGTTGGCATGATGCAGCGAATCACGCAGGCGCTTCTTCAAGTGCGCGACTTCAAAAAAAGGGCAACTGTTAAAGACCTTCATATTCTCAACAAGCAAAGTCAGGAAGTGAAACCTGACGATGCCCCGTTGATTATTATGCCGTAAGCATCACCCTTGCCGCTGGTGCGCCTGGAATCGAGCCATGATCGAATCCACGTCGTAGCCAGTAGGCAGGTTATCGTTCGTGCTCACAGGCGTAGAAGTGCTAGAAGGACGAGGTGAAGCTGCAATGCGCGACTTCAGTGAAGTCTCAAGCTCAGAAATCTTGGCATTACGCTCGTCAAGCTGACGCAACAAATGTGGAAGAATCACGCTTGCACGCGCTGCTACAGCCATGCTAGCAGGGTCTTTTCTGATCTCAGCCTTTGAGACTGCTTCCATGAGATCTTTGTTATCTTTGAGAAAAGGAATCTTCTCTTGGAGCAGCTTATTTGCAGCCTCGGTGGCAGACGAGAATTGCTTGTCTTCATCTTCTTTGGCCCTGCGAGCTTTCTCTTGCTCCATGAATGAAAGCTCTTGCTTTGCCCTGTCAGCATTCTCAAGCATCTCGGACGACTTCCTGAGAAGCGACTGAGTATTGCGGGCATGCTCCATGAGTTCAGCAGCATCTGTTGGGTGCCAGCCTTCGGTCACTTCACGCAGTTTTTTACGCTGCTCAATAGGATCGCTAATCTCCAAAACGCCCTGAAGCGTCTTTGCATCAACGTCATTTGCGCCTGCCAGCACTTCAATTGCCTGACCAATAGCGGCAGCAGGTTCGAGGATGGACTCATAGTAGGCAGTGGAGTTCTGAACATCGTGGATAGAGCGGAACTGTTCATGCTCACCAAGTTTCGACTCCATCTCGGAAATACGCCTCTCGTATGCGGAAATATCCTTGCCCTCAAACTCGGCAATCTTCTTCCGCATCTCTTCGATTTCGATCATCTTCTCCTGAACAGTCTTGTCCTTTTCAGGAAGCGTGTTCTTCAAGCTGTCGCGTTCTTCACGAAGCTGTTTCAGCTCAGCCTTCATGTCTTTCCATGTGGAAATGGCTTCAGGAGTAGCTTTAGATCCTTTTGGAAGATCGTTTTCAGTGACTTCCTCGATCTTTTCCCCCGGCTCATCACGCTTCACATCATCCTTGGATGGCTCTGGATCAGTGGGTGCAACTTTCTCCTCAACCTTGGCTTCGTTCTCTGTAGGAAGGAACGATTGGGCGCGATCCCACATTGCCTGAGCTTCTGCGGTTGCGTCGTATTCTGGTGGCTGTGTGTTTTCGGTGTCCATATATTTTACTGATGAGTCTGTTCGAGATATTTTTCGTCAATGTGGCTGTACGCTTCAAGAGTGAATGCGTCCATGTGTTGGTTGTCAGCTTGAGGTCTAAATGCCAACGCTTTCAACAATCGCAACGTGCGACGAATGCCAGCCTGTCCGGCGTGGATCATAGAGATAACCATAGGAGCTTCCGCCTTGTAATCGCGCACAAGGCCAGTCAGAATCGAGTCGTTAGGCTCAGTTTTTTCTTCAATAATCGCTAGAGCTTCAATCATTACCGGGTCTTTGAGCAGTGCAGAAAGACGTGCGGGGCCATCTCCATCTCTGAATTTTTCAAGTCGCGTTTTTTGTGTATTTGCTGGTATCATAGAGAACTTCTAATGGATGCCTGTTGCGCTTGATATGAAGCGCCCTTCAAGGCAATAGCGGCAGCGGCAGCGGTATCTTTTAGAGCGCGAGCTTGAGCAGCATCAGCTTGGCGCTGTTCCATTTTCATGCGGAACTCCTCGGAGCGTTGATCCATTTTTGCACGCCATTCCGCCATCTTCATTTCAATCTCAGACGGTCCTTGATTTTCTTGAGGTTGACCAGATGCCTCCGCCTCCATCGCCTGCTGTTTCTGTAGGTGTCGCGAGCCATTGACAATAATCTCATTGAACTGTTGGAGTTGCTGGCGGTATTGAGGAGCTTCTGGACCAGTGAACTGCTCAAGCGTCTGAGCAGCATGATCAAAGATATTTGACATTGGCGGAACAATCTGAGCATACATCTCAGGATTCTGACCAGCTTGGTCAAACTGCTGATAAAACTCAGTCAGCTTGGCAATGTGGGTCTGCAAATGCACGCTCTTATTCTCGTTTGGCATAATTGCCTGAGTGGCACCCTGAGCGAGAATTGCATTCTGAGCATCTGCAATCGCGGCATCAATCGGTGGGCGCTGATTGGCTCCAGCAGGAGTTGTAAGCTCATCAGCCATCTGCCAGCCAGCGATAGCGCCAGTGAAGTTGCGGATGAGAGTTTGCTTGCCGTATTCATCGTAATACGGATACATCGGCATCAGGTTCTCGTATGCCAAACGACGCGCTGAAGGACTACCAAAGCCAATGGAACGACTGGCTCGCGTGTAGCGCAAGTCCATGTTCTTCAATGCCTCTTCTGGAATGCCATCTTCAAGGCACATTTGGCGGAACTGCCAAACTTCCTCGCCTCCAGGCTCACCACGTTGGTATCCAGGACGGAAGAAACGACGGCCAACTTCATTCATCAGGCGATCAAACGGCTGCATGAACAGGTTGATGGAAGTCACAGAAAGCTGAGATGCCATTTCCATGCGGCTCATCGCCTCAAACTTGGAAAGCTCCCTGCCGGTATCAAGCGTTTTGCTGCTCGTGTATTGAGCAATGTTGTTGTAGAAAGTCTGACGCAGACTTTGAACGGCTGGCTCAATGTTCTGGATAATATTTGGCTGCTGAACCTGGACGAAGTTTGCTCCAGGAGTCACAAGATAGCCAGCGCCATACGGAACGATGCGGAAGTTCTCGACTGCCTCTTCGCTTTCAACCTGCCAGTGTGGGCCAGCGGTTTGTGCGACATCCACCTTTTTGTTTTCCAAACGCATCAACTGCTGGAAGGCATTGAACATGTCGGAGCCAAGTCCGCGAATACCATGATAGTTGCCATTGGTGCCGATACCGCGAGTGAAAAAGGTAAATGCTTCGCTAGCATTGCGATAAAGGTGACGACGCTTGAAGAGGAAGTTCTCAGGAACGCCATCAGTAATCGGGTAGCCATTCTCAGCAAAAGCGTACATGGAGTAGCTTCCATCAAGCTCCTGAACCCACATGTAAATCACCGAGATAGACGGACTCGTCTCGCCATAGGTAATGTCATTGTCTTTCCAGCGAGCTTCCCATTCCATCCAGTTAAGCATGTCTGGAATCTGCTCTGAGGCGTTCATAATCGCCTTCTTGAGTTGATCGCGATCCCATCCTTGCTCATCAGCAATATCGCCCATGTTGATGTACTTCATCAAATCGGCAGGATTCTCCAACTTCTTGAGGCAAGCGTATTGGATTTCAGCTTCGTTGGCGCGTGTCTGACGAGGAATCTTGAAGTAAGCGAGATTCGTTACGTCCCATTCCCAATTGAGAGGGTCTTGGAAGTAAGCAATGCCAACACCGTGGAGAACCATGTAGTGTGGGATATAGCTGTACTTGAAGTTGAACTGAGGCCAGCGACGAATGACGCGGCTCATATTCAGGCTCATCTTCTGCGACCATTCTTGACGCTCCTGTTCGGAACCATACTTAGTGCGAAGGTCAATCAAGCTCTCGGTGCCAGAGATGAGGTCATAGAACGCTGCAAGAGACGTATCTAGAACAGCTTTGGCATCGCCTGGATTGAAGTTGGACATGTATGCCAGACCCTGCTTAGCAAGCTGATTCTGGTCCAATGGTGGAGCGCCATCAACCATTGCCTGAACCTTTGCCATCTGCTGATTCGATTTCAAATCAGCCTGTTGGAGGCGGAACCAAAGGCTTCGAGCAGCGCCAACATCCTTGATTCGCTCGTCAAGGAATTTGCCCCGGTCATCTACGACGGGAGGATTATAAGACTCAAGGGTATTTGTGGAATCAGCCATAATTATGCGAGGCTAACCCATTTAGGCGGTCCCGCAACCTTCAATCCACTTCCAGTTTCGGAACATGCTGAAACGATCTCTTCAATCTTAACGCCGAGTTGCTCTGCAATCTTTTTGGCTGTTAGGCGATCTTTACTAGCTTCCACAACTCCCTTGATGCGGAAGGCGAGGAATCCAACAGATGGAAGCTGGCCCTCTTGTCCAGTAAGGCTTTTGGGTTCTTCCACCACCGTTTTTGGTTCAACCTTATTAGCTTCGGAAACCTTAGTTGTGATCTTGTCAGCCAAAACCAGTTTCGCGAGACTTCCATCTTTGCAACCGTGAACGACTACTGCGTGACCGTCATAAGGCTTGGCATGGCTCAAGTTCACGTCACCAGAAAGATCATCACAGACAATTTGTCCATTTTCTACGCGGTAGTTGCCAGTGTTCCAGTTGTGCTGGATGAGAATCGTATTGTGAGCGTGTGGAACAACCTCATAGCGAAGTCGGATGTCAAAAGGCTCAAGCGGACCAGCCCAAGGCATAGAGCGGTCAAGTTGACCAATGTTTGGCGAAAGAGCGCCCATTGCATGATGGTAGATGCCGGTGCCAACCATGTGAGGATCGCCAAATGACGGCTTGAGTGATCCGTCCTGCATGATAGAAAATCCACGGGTTGGAACGATTGCACCCATGTGAGCTTTACCAGATTCGTGATGCTCACGTTGGAGTTTACTCAGCCAGCCAATTTGAATTGGCGTATTGTCCAACTCATAGAAATACCAAGGTCCAGCGGTATATTTCTCGCTTACCGTCTGAGCAACAGCGCGGAAATGCTTAGCGGCAGCTTCCGTGGCTCCATTGGAGTGGAAGTCAAGAATGTGAATATCCACATTGGAAAATAAAGGCTTAATCTGCTCGGCAAATACGCGAGCTTCATTCTCAATTTCTAAACGGGCAAAGATTGCACACTGGAAACCAGCATAAGGACCGAACTTCTTGAAGATTTCCGCCGTATGGGGCAGGTTTTTGGCGTCACTGGCACTAACAGGAATAGCTAAGAGCATAAGATTTCTTGGTTATAAGGGTTTGATTGAAAGTGGTCAAATAGAATTTCAAAGCAAATCTCCAATATTTCCACTCGTGAGAGTAAAGATTGGATGATCTGTGTAGCCATTCTCACGAAGAGCGTCCATCGCAGCAGTCATGTTTGACATGCGTAGATTGCCACTAAAAGAGTTTGGCGCGGCTTTAACGGTAGCCTTAACAACTTCTGCTTCGGCTTGCTCATGGCTAATTCCAAGCAGCTTGGATACCTTGAATGCTGTTTTTCTCACGGTGCCCTCTTGAATCCGAATGCCGCCATAGTCATAGATCCAACCGTATCCACGTCCAACTTTTGGCACAATCGTTGTGTCGAAGTTTGACCAATGAATGGCGTTAGACTTGAGGCTTTTTGCTGAAACATGAGCGACGGATGGAAGAGTCACCGTTCCATCAAAGACATACTGAGCATTATACGCTTTTGGATAAATGCAGTCTGGAATGATGAGTGATCCCTCAAGAATTCGAGGGTGTTTCAATCCTTCGGCAATTGTCATGCACGAGCTTTGGTTGCCTATAAACAACTCACTTCCGGCAATCGCCTGTGCAACTTCCAGCATATCGTGTGTGACGATGTAGCGAACCTTGCCAAAATGATACTCAAAATCAGCGTGCTCCTGCGGCAATCCAATGAAGCACAAAAGATTTCCATAGTGTTCAACTACCTCTCTCCATGGAAAATGTGGATTATTGTAGCGAGGACTGCGATTGATGACTATGAGGCCGTTGAACTTCTTGTTTTGCTCAACTGTCAGCCACGGCTTGCTCATGTCTGGTAGCGTGTCGATGAAGTGCGTATCAAGAGCATGCTGAGCATGGCAGGTAGCAAGATTACGTCTTCTGTCATGCCAACTTGGGCGGAATCCTTCGGACGCCCAATCTACCACTTCATTTCTCCATGGTCGAACAGACTCAATTAGTGGCTGAGACTCAAGCAATGGCCTAATGATGTGAGCGCGACTAATGATCCCTTTTGTTTTTCCATCGTCCAATAATAGATAAAAACACGGTTCATTTTTGTGAAAAATAGTTGCCATGGAGGCCACGCAGTCACCCAAATCACCAGAACTTGTAACGCATCTAGGCCTAGTATTCATCATCATTGATAACATTTAATTTGGCAAATTCGCCCCATTTTGCTAGAGCGGCTTTATTATAAGCTAGAGCAGCCTCCTCTTGGCTAGAAAAGCATCCAAGGCATGTTCTATCTTTTCCAGAGCCAACATATGCCGTCCACCTTTGCCTGTCTCCCCTAAAAGAAACGCCCTTATACTTACTGGTTGTTACCCGGTCATTTTTTGCAGACAACGCTTTCCTCACATTTATATTATTTTCCATGCCAAGACAAATCCTTAAATTTGATCTGCGATTATCAAATGAGTTATTGTTGATATGATCAACAATAAGAGGCTTTTCAGCCATCATGATAATCCGATGCATCATCACATTTTCTCCATTGATGCTTGTTGCTGCATACAGTCCACAACTTCCGTAGTTAAACCAATTTCTTTTTGAAAGCTCATCAAAGTCCTCATCATCAACAATGGCGAAATTTCCCGTTTTTACTGGTATTAACTTAGGCATGGTAACATTGGTTATCATTAATCTCCAATATCGTCAAATTTTTATTCCGTATTTTTCAGCCATAATCTTTAAAAGGTCTGAGTACTGCGTTTTGTGAAACACGACTGCACTTTCCTTGATCACATGCAAGTCGCGTGGAAACTCATACAATGATACCTGACCGTTCTGATCATAATTCCCATATTGGTGTTGGATCAAATCGGTGCGTCCAATCTGATTTGGATAAGTGCGTACGATAACCTCATCAAACCCAACATGTTTTTCGTCTGATGGCGCTTGGTCGTATGCGTTTGGCCCCTGAACTCCGATACCAGAAAACCTATCAAACTCCGATGGCATCATTTTCGCGTAGAGATATGGCTTTCCTTGCCTATCATACTCATCTGTAATATTTCTCAGCCATCCTTTCTTCAGAACTACAACATCACACTCTAGCCAGAAGAAAGGCTTGCCACACATTGCCTTAGCGCACTGCTTAAACGCCCAATTAGCCACCTCTGGATAACGCATGCCAGGAGGGTCTTGAAACGACATCGTAATTACCTCGGTGCCATCTAGCTCTTTCAGGTATTGCACCAAGCGTTCAGCCTGACGTTTTTCGTGAGGCGCGATATTGAGGACTACCGGGAGTAAATTCATAATACTAAATCTTATTGAACACAATGCACAACTGAGCTAGCCCACCGTGCATAGTCGAGTCAAAATCAGGATCGTTCCACTTGTCCCAATGGAAGCCGTCTAGTTCCATACGCAGATCAACAAGGTGCAATCCAGCATCTTTTCCCATTTGCACGATGCGCTTGTAGTCGTAGTGATCGTGGTTCATTGGCTTGTCCACACTGACAATATCCCAAGATGTTTTGTGATCTGGATTGAAGCGTGCTTGATGAGAACTGCCAAAACGGAAGTCGCGGAACTTCTCATAAGCACTGTAGAGCGGAACTAGAATGTACACATATCCGCCCTCTTTGAGAACTCGGCTCCAGTTTTGAAGAGCTACTTCTGGATCGTTCATGTGCTCCAGGCAATGGGCGCTCACTACACAATCAAACGACTTGTCAGCAACGCCGGTCAGATATTGCGCGTCTCCATCAGGCAAGTCCCAACCTCGAACGGTTGATGGTGGATCAAGTTTGATGGCGTCTGGACCACAGCCAATATCAAGGACTGATCCTTTAATAAACTGGTAGTCTCCATGCCTGATGCGGCACTTGTGGGATTTTGTCATTTCGTTCATATTTACTGATTATTCACCATAACTTTTATTGCAAAAAAGCCAATGGTTTCATGTGGATTGTGAATTTTATCAAAGATGTTAATCCAATGTGTGCTCACTCCGACAATCGACTTAAATTCATGTTGATCTAAATCCATCCTGATGCGCTGACACAAGATAAGTAAGATTTCCCTTGCATTATCCATTAATTTTTCGTGGAATCTCGCATCTTCTATGCAGACTAGATCAGATGAAAACTTCCAAATTGGACATTTAAGAATGTCACATTCTCCTATACCAACAGGAAGGCCAATATTTAAGGCTGCATCAAACTGAGATGCAAATTCACTTAGTTTATGGTCTATTTGTTGCGCGGCTTCATTCATATTATGAATTGATTGTATCAATTACCACATCAAAAGGCACCACATCCAATTCACGTTTTTCACTATAGAGCTTACCGATTTTATCTTGCCATTGTAATGGCGAAACATTATTTCCAGAATCACTACATAAAACGTTGCAACCAAGTTGGTCAAATGTCTTTTTCAAGATTAACTGTGTGAAGGTTTTTCCATACACCCCACTTGCTGCGGTAATGGTAATTTGAATTGGGCCAAAAGAATTTTTTGTTTTGTTCATATTTACTGATCAGATTTCGATAATTTTTTAGATTCAACAACTCGCTTTCTGCTTAAATCTACCATCACCAATCCATCGTGGCGAACTGAAAAGTAGCGATTTTCTGGTATGTTGAACTTTTTGCGTACAATGTCAGACGGCTTATCGTGGTCTGAGCGAAAGTCGGACGTTGCTTTGTGATAAGCGGCGTATTCTGTTTCGGTGAGTTGCATCTACTTTATCCCTGGAAAGACCTGCATTTTGAAATTAGCTGCCCGCCGCCGCAAGAGTCTCGATCCGAGGCTGAGCCTCTTCACATAAGTTGTGTGCTCTCTTGCGCTTTTCCACCACTACTTTCTCGTCGGTAATTACCAATCTGATTTGGCGAGGTACTTCGGCCAGCACAGGCACGGCGGGCAAATTGTTACTTAGCTGCACTGACTTTAGCGCCCATGCCAACACGGGCTTTCTCACGAATCTTGGTCTGAACCTTATTGCGCCCTAATTCGCTAGCCGTTTTAGGCGTATCGGATGAAACACGCTTCGTTGGTCGGCAATACTCGTTATCGCCACCTGATCCACAAGGCTTGCCAGTGCGTTGGTCTTTCCAATTCTCCTTCTCCCATCGTTTGAGATTGGAGCCAGCTTCAGTCTTGCGAACATTGCCACTTTCCTTGCGGCACTTGGCAATGGCTTGAGAAGCGCGAGCCGATGGAAACACGTCGTAGCTTGCTTTGACTTTTTTGTAGCAGGAGTCCTTCATGGTAGATTGAGATTATGTTTTCCGATTTCAGTCAGGCATTTGACCAATAGAATGCAAAGAAGAATGACTGACATCCAGACTGTTTCAGTATTCATGGTGTTACTTCTTCTTTACGCTTTTAGCGCCTGAGCATCCCCATTTTTTACGAGACAGGGAATTGGGCGAATTTGGATCAGAGCGCCAGTCGCCTGCAATATTGTTGCTGCGAGCACAATACGCATCAGCACGCTTGCTGCCAATAGGGCCAATTTTGCTGCCTTTTTGGCCGTATTTCACCGTCTTTTCACGGCCAGTATCAGGATTCTTGATCGTTTTAGAGAACTTCTTTTCCATATAGTGAGAAAGTTTAGTGCGTTTCTTGGGTGGAGTCAACTGTTTGGAAATTCTGCCAGTTTTTCATTTAGCTTCTCCAAGAGCTTTGGACTCCATGGCCTATCTCCTTTTTCAAGTAGATAGACATATCCTTTGGAGACACCAATTAAACCACCAAAAGCCTTAGCCGTGATGCCGATTCTGTTGCGAAGGTCAAACATTGCATCCCGCATCAAATTTCTGTATTCAGCCAACTTCATGTCAGCAATAGAATCAGCAGATTTTGCCAGAAGCAACTTGGTGTAAACTTCAGGAAAGCGGTCTTTAATCGTTGTTTGGTTTTGCATTTGGTTTGTAGATAATCATCTTGTGGTTGCCCTTGGAATACCGAATCTGTTGGATGATGACTTTTTCAGAATATCCGTCATTTAACATCTCTTGAACAATTTCTTGCCATGTCTTTACATTTGAAGGCAGAATACGGAATTTGTCAATATCTGACTTTGATGTCTTGCCCCATGAAATTTCGATCATGTGATCCCGGTAATCGTTGAATATATCAACTAAACGCTGACTCCAACCATAAGGGGTATCGTACGTCTTGGCTAAAAGAAGTTCGTCTCGATGCTTGAGAACTAATGTTCCAGGATTTTTCTCACTGATATATTCATCTGGAAATGCTGGCAAGAACATGCCAATGCCAAGCATTATCCAAGCATCAATAAATGGCTGGAGATTGTCTTTTGTCGCATTCCACCTCATTTCTATAGCCTTCCAAACATCTTTTAGACCTCGATTGGCCTTAGAAAGCGTAACAACCGTGGTCTGCAAGAAACGAGTCAATAGAATCTCCTTGTCGTTAAGAAGTACTAAGCGGTTCCCAAAATGACTAAAGTCTTCCATTTGGTATCTGATTCCAGTCATCGCTAAAATCTGTTCAAGATTGATTTGAACCACGCCAATTGCATCAGCCCTACTCCAAAGTGTGATGTAGAGAAGTTTGTGTATGCCGCTGATGTTTCCCAATGATGCAATGATGTCGTGTTCGTAGATTTGCCTCATCTTGGATGATATACTAAATTAGTAGTCAGTCAACTTTAATTGTGAGACTGACATTTATTGTGCATGGGCATCCGATGGCCCTTTATTCTGTTTGCTTTATAGGAGCATCCAGATGGGCATAGACAGTATCTGTATACTCACTTAACCATCATCTCACACTCATTTCTTCAACCTCCCAGCACACTCGGCATATCCGATGATGTCAACCAGGGTGTCTCTCTTCTTGCTCGTCTTGGCTCGGCTGACTTTCAGCAGAATCATCATTTGTGCCACATCCCAAGGTTCAATGGTAGAACCTGTGTAGGCACTCCACAGATTTGCGATGCGGGAGAAAGATTCGTTTGCATCGCCGTAATCGGTTTGACGTTCTCCAGCGACAATTGCTGCGGCCTCCTCGGAAATGGATTGCTGTGTATCTGGAGTCGCATACCATGAAGAAAGATCTCCATAGTCCATTATTTCACCTGAACTTGCGTAAATAGATCCACCCCATATATCTTCATCGGTAAACACAAGCAATCTGGCATCAAATGGAGCTTTTAATTCAGCCCCCTTAACAAGTTTGAATCCTGGAGGAGGCGTTGGTTTGTCGTGTTCTGTATTCATAGTCATTACTTGGATTGTTTCTTGGAGCCAATCTTCCTTCCTTTGGGTAAACAGCCACAAGACTGCACACTGCCAGAGGTGAGATTTTGATAATATACCTCGGTCTTGTTGCCGCACTCGCATTGGCACAGCCAGCGGCTATTGCCATGAGTGTTGCGAGATACGAGTTCGACAACGATCAAGCTGCCGAAGGTTTCGTTGATGAGTGATTTTGGTGAGCGCCCCATTTGGATGTTAACTGGAAAGTTGGCTGGAATTATTGCTGTCTGGCTCAATGAGGAACTCGCACTCGAAAGCGATAATCGCAGGCGGATAGATGAACGATATGAGCATCATATCTCCGCGTGGAGCGGTTCGGCGTAAACACGTCTCACAGCCTTCGCGCCAGTTCCAACTGCCGTCTTCATCGAATCCTACGCCATCGCAACGGGCCACATCATTCGGAAGCCGAATCAAGGCGCTATTGGTCTTCATGGGTTTCATTTCCGTGTTTAATTCCTGCGTCAATAAGCCCACTTGGCATCACCAAGGATCTCGTCCGAGTCAGACCACCATTCGTCCCATTGGCTATTGGTCGCCACACTCCAAGGTGGTATTGTTGCGGCTGCGTCTCTGCCAGTCAATGAAACTGGCATCCACTTGATCCTGTTGTTTGGATAGATTGCGATCTGCCCATTGCTGAGCTTGATGACGTTGCCTTCCTTGTGCTCTTCAAGCAACTCGGAGTCACCCACGTCCAGGAGGCCAGATGATTGTCCTTCTGGCAGGTGGTCGATGGTGAACCAGTAGTGGCCTCCTATCGGT